GCACTATCTATAAAGATTGTTCTACTTGCCTAGTTTAAGGCCAGCAGGGATTGGCTTAGAATAATCCCACTTGGCAATGTATTGAATTCCATCCCCATCATCTCTTAATTGTATGTCTTTGTCATACCCAAAATTATTATATTTATCGGTTATCGCTAATTCAGGATAGTTTTCAATAATAACTGAATATAAGTCCATATTAAGCTCCTAGTGAGTAAATTGTGAAGTTAGTGCAGCCATTGGCATTGATTATCGTTACATTACCGCCTGAGTCTTGACGGACTTCAATTTCAATGTAATCAGTTGCGTTTAATTCAACTACGCCGATTGTTTGAATAACCGCACTTCTTTGGGCAGTTCCAAAACTATTGGCTACCTGGAAAATTGTGCCATTTTTTTTGACTCTTAAAATTGGATTATTTGGTGCAGTTCCGCCGTAATCCCAATTTACTTGCGCTTCAAAAAAATAAAAACCCGTAGATGGTGCCGTTAATCTGCTGGTATTTGTAACAGTTGAATGATAAGAATTAGTGTCAAAGGTTTCTGTATCAAAACCTAATAGCGTATCTGTGGCCGTAGATATTGTGTAGGTTGTAGAATTGACCACTCTACAACCGCTAAAAGAAGCAGCACTAGGCGCAGCCCACTTGACCCCGAGACTTTGTGTTGAGTCGGCCGTCAAAATATGTCCATTAGTTCCGACTGGTATTCGAGCGTCAGCGGTATCAAATCCAAATAAATCGCCCTTAGTTGTCAGCGGTGTCTGATCTGCCGTAGTTGCCCATTCTGGAGCAGTAGCACCAGAATTGACGCGCAATACTTGTCCAGCAGTTCCAAGTGGTAACGCAGTATTTACATTCGCGGTCGCTGAGCGAAATGCAATAGCGCCAGTTGTAGTCTGCGGATTAAGGTTTTTAAGTGTCGTATCGGCGGAATTGCCCAGAGTTCTAATGGCAGCTGCGCCATCCTTGACTAAATCCGTATCGTCTGGGGTATCCCAGCCATAATTAGTTGTAGTTGCCATTGGTCTCCTAGGCTACGATTGTAGCGTTCTCCCAGTATAAAGCTGGGTTAATTGTATTCCAAGTCTCTGTCGCTGGGACTGAGTTCCATCTCATCGCCTGCAAGCTAAACGCTATTGGCGAAACATTTAAAGTTAAATTTAATTGATTCAGACTGGCAGTCCAAGTCCAACCTTCTACAAAGCCTTGAAATTCGCCATTTACCATATTGGCTGGCAGATTAACAATGTTAAGCGGTTGGCCCATAAATACATTAAGTAGATTATCTCGGTCTGAATTATCGATTTCATTGCTAGCAATTGGAAATGTTATCTGTCGTAAAGCAAATTGTGGGTAAGCGCGGATAAGTAGGTAGAAGGCTGCTTGATCTTGAGCATCGCCCTGATTGCGAAGTGTTGTTGATATTGTTGAGGCGAGAAGGCCATACTCAGATATTGACGCTGCATCTTCATCGCTAACTTCTGACCCTGAAGTCCCATAGCCAAGAGTAATTGAGTTTCTTACATCCCCAGCTCTTTTAACTATTGATAAACCCGGGCCTATTGAATGATTGCCATCTAAATCAACATAGCCGTAAGTGGCCAAATATTGAGATCTATGGGTTGAATCCGCATAACCGATACGACCTTGATTATCTTCATATAGATAACCTAGTCCGCTAGTGGCAAAGCGAGAGGCTAAATTATAAACTGTATCATTTAGATTATTTTCGGAATGTAATTGATAATCGCCAGGAGTATCAATCTCACCTAATCCGCTATTTTCTGCATCTTGCCATTGCGTAGTTACATCATAGTCATTCCAAGTTTCGGCAGCTGGGACTTCATTCCATTGGTCAAATAGAACTGTGCTAAGCAGTTCCTCAATGCGATCTCCATCAAATTGATGAGCAAAGTTGCCTGTATAAACGGCGCGATTGAGTCTTGCCAAAGCTCCAACGGCGGTTATTTGGATTCTTTGGCTAGTGGCGGTTGAGCCGGACGATTGAACTGTTATCGCTAAATCTGTAATAAAGCCGCCAAATAAATTTACATAAGTAGCCGTTGAATCTTGCACTTCAATTGTAACTGCGTCATTGACCTCATACGGAATGGATGCTTCAGCGGTTTCAATTAAAGTCAGACTGCAATAGCCAGCAAGAGGCTGAGAATAAATATCATTTCGACCAGAGCTGATAGTAAGTCCGCTGAGGGTTGCGCTAGTTACTGTTGATCCATTGACCTTAACGCGATAAACGGGACTAAAAGCGGTCATTGAGGACTCTGGGTTACTAGACTTGAGCCACCGCCGCCGGTTCTGCGCTCTGTATTGTTGAGCGCAAAAATAACTGCGCGACTAAATCCTTCTTCATCTATTGCAGATGGAGCATTTACATTAATTACAATACCTTCAGCTGCACTTGAAACATTAGTGGCATTACCAGCTTTCCGAGCTTCAATTCTTGCTCTAATCTCTGCGGTTTCTCTAATCAACTCATCTGTTCTATCAGCGCTATCAGCAATTCTATTGGCATAGGCTTGAGCGTCGGCTTCATCTAAACCAGCTGGAACTAATATGCGGCGTCCTCTTACTGTATAAACCTTCGGCCCACCTAGAGTTCCTGGCAAATCAGAAGCTGATACGGAAGTTCCGCCACTACCGCCACCACCACCATTACCGCCACCTGCGCTAGCGACGACTCGACGACCAAGTTCATCCACTTCACCAGTCCCTAAATCAGTTACAAAGCTGGAAGTCTCAAAATTAGAATTACTAAATGGATTTATTTTACCCAAGAATTGAGCAAGCGGATTATTCTTAATAAAATCTACAAATTTTTTATAAGCGGCGTATAAGTTCTGAAAGAAATTAACCGCCTTTCCTACAATATTTACCAAAGTAGTAAATGTAGTAATTATTCCATTTACCGCTCCTTTTAAAGCACCGGTCAAAATAGGGACAATATATTTATTCAAAAAATTCCAAATAGCAGTAAATTCTTCTTTATTTTCATTTAGGGCTTTTGTTAGCGGTTCAAACTTCTTTCTTATTGACTCAACTGCTGGAGCAAGATTGTTATTAAATTTATCTAAAAGATTGCTTAGGATAGGAAGTAATCTAGCTCCGACTGATTCTTTAGCTTCATCAAAAGCGACCTGCAACCTTGCGACTTTGCCACTAAAAGTGTCTGCTTGAATCGAAGCTTGTCCGCCAAAGGTTTCCGCTAATTGAGCCGTTACATCATCAAAGCTCATTGATTTAAGTTCGGCAGAGGATAAGCCAATGCCCAAACGACTCAGGGCTGAAGTATTGCCGTCATAAGCCCTAGCTAATGATTGACTTACTGCGTCTAAGTCTTTGCCTGATCCTGCGGCTATATCTAAGGCTAAGGTCTGTAATTTCTGAGCCTTCTCAACATCATTTGTGGCTCTAACTAATTTTTCAAAGGAAGGTCTTAATTTATCATCAGCTACGCCAGTCGCCAAAGACATTTGAAGAATTTGATCCTCAACGGCTTTTATTTGTTCTTTTGTTGCGCCTGTTGTATTTTCTAAAGTTTTTGCTAACTTTGCTTGAGCCTTTTCATCTTCAATCGCAGCTTTGACTCCATCAACCAATAACTTCCCAGCATAAGCAGCAGCTGCTGCCGCTGCGACTGCAAAGGCTGCTGCTGCCTTTTTACCAAATTCACCTAACTTGTCGCCAAAGCCTTTGACTTCTTGCTCTCCTTGGCCAAGCTTTTTCTTTAAATCATCAACATCAGCAAGGATAGATAACTTAAGCGTTCTATTACCAGCCATTTGTTATCCCCATCTCTTTAAGATTGTAGCAAAAGCTTCTTCCCACTTCCGCACTAATTCAGGCTGAATCTTGCGAAGTGTCGGGTAGATGAAGTAGCCAGAATTGCCGCGTCCGCGATTGGGAGTTCTTCGGGGGAACTGGCGATAGCGGTTACTTCCAAATTCAAGACCTGCCCAGAGCTTCTGTGTTGTTGCGCCACCAGAAAACCTTTGAGATGCAAAGCCATATGAGAATTCACCAATTTTGGATGACTTGCTAATTCTGACGCCTTCGGCGACTCTCCGAACACCAGCACCCGAGACCTGTCGTCCCAGCGCGCTGACTTTGATTTGATTGGCGGCGTAGGTTGCGAGGGCGTTACTTTCAGTTTTGGCTTCTGCAACTGCTTGGTCATCCATTGCTTTAAAAGCTTTAAGAATACCTGATAGCTCAGCGCGATCATAAGTAATCGGATCACTTGCCACCATTTCTCTCCTTCAATATGTCCAAAGCGGTAAGGACATCTTCCGCATCATCCCAATATTGTTTAGGAATCCGCGTCTCGATTGCCAGAAGCGTTAGAAGGTAATTTATGCTTCCAGCGGTATGGCTTTTGGGTCTTGGTTGCTCACATCAATGTCGGCAACTGTTTCCATCCATACATCGAAAGCCTTAACTGGCTTACCAGCCGATTCGCGTTTCATTGCGTTATAAGCTAGAAACATAATGTCCCAGACTCCGCCTAATTCGCCAATCGTCTTGCCAGTTGCCTTCTCCCATTTGGCATACTCAGGCGGTTGGGCAATATAAGTTGCTTGCTCGCCTGAGTTATATGTAATTGTGATTTGCGACTTCATAGCTCCCGATGCTCCGATCTCTTAGCTAAAGGTCTCTGTTGGCGTTCCAATTACTGTCATCGTCCAAGTATCAGTTAGCGCTCCCGGTGCTGCGCCACCTGCGGTTGGAAAGATTGGCAATACTGTAAAAGCAAATACTGCGCCAGTAACTGCAGTAAATGAAACATTTAGTGCTGTATTTGGTGCAGATTCAGCATCAGCCCACATTGCTTCGAATAGTGAGCTAGCAGCTCCCCAATCCTGTAGCAGTTCAATTGTGAATGTCCATTGCTTATCAACGGACTTATAAGCGCGACCATCAAGAGTTTGATAGGTCTCGATGATTGTCTCGCAGCTTAAGACTGCGCTTGTTGTCTGGGCGTCATACGATGCTGCATCGAGTGTAAAAGTTACATCGCGCCCAGTTATTACTGTAGTTGGCATTTGGGTCTCCTATGCGGTTTGCTCGTAGCGGACGCTCAAGCGTATATCTGAAACTAGCAGGGTTGTAGTTCCTACTTCTGTTACCGAAGGTCTTTCGACTGTCGATAATTCATACTTGGAAGCATCTAGCTCTCCAAGAATACTGATGATCAATTGCTCTAAATTGTCAAGAGCAGCGGCGTTGCTGAAATACGCAACGCAAGCGCTTATAGTGTAATTTAATTTAACGCGAGTAGTTGATTTGCCTAAGACTTCAAGCTCCATATAGGGCGAGTCTGGTATGACTATTATTGCTGGAACTATTGGCGCTTCTGGAACTGAGTCGTAAATATTGGCGGTGCAAGCTGCTAGAGCGGTTTTAATTCCGCCTCTAACATCTGTGGCAATTGTTGATGCTGGCATTAGCCCACCATAGTTTCAACATCAAGATATGGGCCAAGTAAGCCAGTTACTTTAGCGAGTAAATTCTTAGATAGGCGGTAAGGGGTAACTGCAAAATCTACGCCTTCAATTGATCCGCCTGCTGCGGTTCTTGATTGGAAGATTTCAACGGAGATAGCCAAAATAGCAGCTTCAGCATTGGGGTTTCCGACATAGGTCGATAATCCAGATAACGCAGCGTTTCCTGCTGGGATAATATTTTTTTCCAATATGTCTGCATTGGTGATTGCGACTGTGAATACATAATCGGTAATTTCGTCATCAGTTACTGTGTGAGTGCCATTAAAAGGAGCTCCGCAGCCAGTAACTACAACGGATTGGCCTTCGGTAAATTCGTGAATTGTTGCAGTCTTAAAGTAGGCAATATTCTCTTCTAGCTTTACTTTGTTAATGTTGCTTTGGAAAGTAACTAGCATTGGAAGAACTAGATTTTCCGAGGCATCTACTATGTCGTTTAGATAAGCATCGTTATACAGGGATGACGAAACGCCAAGAATTGTCCTTAGCTCTGCAGCCGTAACTATTGTTGGCATCTCGTCATCCTTTCAAGCATTTAGGTGAGCGGCCAGCTCGGGAGCGGACTGGCCCTCACTATTAGGGGTTTTATCAGGTCTTGTTAATCTTAAATGCGCCAGCGCCAATCTTTGTTGCGATTGCGCCATAGCCATATAGAGATACATAAACCTGACCGCTTTCAACTACATCAGCGCGCAACTGGAAAGTTGGGCTTTCGTAGTAGGTATAAGCAGCTGGATCAACAATGAGCATTGAGCCATCTGTATCAGTTCCAGCTGCCGTGTTAGCAGTCACATATAAATCAAGTCCTGCGACAACACCGCGAATACTGGTTGGTGAAACTACTCCGCCAGCATTTTGTGGTTGTGAAGCAATATAAATTGGACGACCAGAATCGTTTAGTGTCATTAAGTTAGACCATTGAGAAGTGTTAGCAATAATATTTCTAGCAAATCTCTGAGTATTGTTATACACCGATGCAGCTCCGCGTGATACGAATCCAAGCAGCTCTGCAGCTGTTGGGTAAGTGGCGAGAGTGGTTGAGTCAGCAGTTGCGCCAGCGATAAGCGCAGCATTTACTGCGGTATCTGTAACCTTGGCATAAGCTGCAGACATATTATTAAGCAACTCGGTTAAAAATAGTGGTGAGCTGCGATCTAATAGCTCTACGCTAAATTTCTGTGCGCCGGAATACTTCTTAACTGTAACTGTAACAAAAGCTGCGTTTTGATCAGTCTCAGATGCAGCACCTGCTTCAGCAACTTCTGCAACTGTTGGCATAACTGTAATTTTTGGAATCTCAAAGCTCATTCCAGCATCTGGAAGAACGCCAGTTGAGATTGCGT